TCCATTTGAATGTTGTACGCGACATATGAGCCAGCGAGCATTCTGTCGCCTTTTAGGAGTGTTAAATCAGAAAATTCCTCCCTCATTGACGACTCATCAATCATGATTCTAAAAAAATCATTAGGGTCAGTTGCCTTCAGACATGGGTAGTCAAGGAGTGCCGACCGGACAACAGTGGTAAGTCTGTCTCTCATCTCTGTGCATTCCTGAGAACCTTCAGTCCTAACCCAGACATATGTTCTCATTTGGTACTCGACTCTGTATAAAGGGTCGGCATTGCCGTAGCCAATTCTTTCTAGTCTGTTTGTAGAAATCGCTATGGTGATGATTGTCGGCCAAGAATCCAACGCCAAAGGTTCGTGGGTTATAAATTCTTCCGGTGTCGGCAGGTCAGTACTTGACAGATTCCATCCGTTTCTGTAATCAATCAACCTGGTTGGAATGTCGAGCGTGAGGTAGTTATTGATGTACTGTTTAGCAAATTGAGCACCGTGCATTAGTTCCATTATTCTGGTCCAATCATTTTCTTGCTTCCGTAAGCAACGTATCGCGCCATGGTTTTACCAAGGTCGCGAGAAAATCCAACAGGTGTAAAAATTACTCTTCTTTTAGCCATTTTGCTTGTGCCATATTGATGAAATTTTGCATATTCGACGTCGGTGCCGAATTCGGCACGAGTGTCCGCAACTACGTTTACTCTTGAATTCTCTAGTTCCGTAACGCTCCTAAATAGTTTTCCGGTTCTCACCATGGGTGGGGCGCCGGGAACATTGGCTGCTTTCCATGACGCATACTGTGGACTCAATGGGCTCCAACCACCAGAAGGAAGTCCATTAGCTGTAAAGTTTGCGGCATAACGAGTTTCTAGTTCTCTTTTTGCCCAATAGAAAACAGGTTTCATTTTTCCTGTTCGTTTCTTCATGTCATCCAGAAGTTCTTCTACGTCTTCTGTATCTATGTCGACATGAACTACTATCCTGATGTCACCCCTGGCCATTTACGCAACCCTGACTCTGCGGTACCTCTTTACTGCGAGTAGTTCTTTTTCCATAAATCCAGTTTCCACAGGAGCAACAGAACGTGGATTTAAGTCTTTTATACCAACCACGTCATCGTGCATGTTCTGCATTTCTCGTGTTGCCGCACGCAGAATCATCAACCTAAACATAGGAATTGATGCTCCATCAAAACCGGCAGTATAACTAATTGTGACCTTGTCGTCTGGTCCGCCGTACCAATAATCAATTCCGTACCTTCGCACCATATAGTGAGTGTTTTCAAGCAACGTTGTTTGTACGTCACCGTCGATTACTGACGCTACAGCAATGTTGGCATTTGTTTTGGAAAAGCTAATACTTGTCGGAGTTGAGCTGGTGACGGTAAAGTTTCCATTAAACACAGTATTCGAAAAATCAGATGAGGTTATTTTGCTTCCGACCGAAAATGGATGCATATTGTCAAATGTTATGGTTGCCACATTGCTAGCGAGAGAAACGGAAACTGGACTATACGAAACCCCAGGTCTTCTGACCTTGACGTTACTAACAGCGATAATCGGGGTATTTCTAAAATATAGCGTCTCTGGAGGAAGGGCATAATCAGCGGCAGAGTTTGCTACTTCTCCGTTCTGGCCGTCCCTATATGTGTCCTGATTTGTTAAAAATGAAGACATTGGAATTCCATGAAAGCTCGAATCAAGAATATGTTCTTCAACAAAACTCGCAACCTCTATTGGTCTTCTGAGATAAGCCTCAAGTTCGCTTTGAAGACCTTGCAATACATATTCCGCAGCATCAACCTGACGCAAAGTAAACTTTACGTCCATATAGGTTGTCAACTCTGCTACTGATACCAACATAGACCTATCCTTGGGGGTGTTAATGTAGGTTTAATTGTACCACTAACGTAAAATCGTAATTAATTAACTACAATTTAGTTATCTTGTTCTTTTTGACGCTGCTTTTTTGGCGGCTGGCCGTTTTTTGGCGACAGCTTTTTTGGCGGCTTGTTTTTTCTTGGTTGCTTTTTTGGCCGACCTAGCCTTCTTTGCCGCTTTAGCTCTCTTGGCTCTCTTGGCCGCCTTAACTGCGTCTTCACGTGCCTTTCTTTGAGCCAGCCCTCTTGTTGCATCCCTACCTGGTTTGTTTAAAGCAAAACCCAATCGAGCGTTTCCGCCGATAGCGCCCATTTGTCGGCGATTTGGAAGACCTTTGGCTCTGCGGGCTGCCATTATGTCTTTATCAATTGGAGGTCGCCCCCTGAACGTAACACCAGCAAGTGACCTGGTTTTACCAGATTCGTCATAGCCCATTTGTTTGGTGGAATATTTAGCTAATTGATTAAGTCCTTTGCGGCCACCATAGGCTTTTTTGATTACGTCATTAAGATTTTTGAGTTCTTGTTTATTCTTTTTGGTTCCGCCTCTTTTGGTTTTTACCAATTTCTCAAGTCTGGCAAGCTGAGTTCTAACTATCTCTGCGTCATCTGTAAAATCTGGTCCGTATCTTAAGCCTGGCATAACGTCCTCGTTCTTGTTTTGTACAAAATACAAAACAAGTGTATCACTCACTTACTGGTGAGTTTGCGTAGGGTTATCTATCCGGATTGGGCGGTGATTCCACCAGGGATGCCCTATCTACAGTTTTTGAGTCAGCCTCAATGGGGACCCAGGCCCTAGCGTATGTATGTTCTTGTATTTTCCGACTCTTAATAATGCTTGCATCCAAAAGTAGGTCAAGTTCATCAACCCCCATAAATAATAGGTTTTTAAAATCCTTGATGTCATATTTCCCTGATGAGTTGATTTTTCTAATTATTCTAGAAAGCGGCTTAGCTACTATTGTGCCCTTACCTCTATTGAGCTGGACATGCAGCATCATCGCGTCAATGAGGTCGCAGTCGTGCTCAACCACAGGGATAAGTCCTTTTGTTGCCTCTGCAATACTTTTAACATTTTTTGCCAAAAGCCAACGTTCACTTCCGTCAATTATCTCGCCAGTCCATTTGGAGACATGAATTGGTTGAATAAATCCATATTGTTGTAGAGACGCAGAAAGCACCATTAAGTCTGGACGCAATATGTACGTCGCTTTCCATTCAGGTACTTTTAATGAATCGATTTGAACATAATTAATATTCATCTGTGTTGCTCGTTTCTTGTTCTTCGATAGTTCTTACGGCGTGGGCTTTTGTTTTTGGGCCTATCGGTGTTGGTGAATTTACGTCTATATCGTTTAACAATAAATTTCTTATTAGCCAATTTATAGGATAAGCCCTTGGGTCTGAATTATGTTTCTGCCTAAATTTAGAGACAAACACCCGCGCTTCTCTTTTGCGTTTTTCACCAATTAGGAAGTCTTCTATAAATTCTCCGGCACCAGAAAACCCGTTATCGGAATATCGACTAATTAATTTTTCGACATCAAACTCAGGCCACCAACGTCTTTGCGCATCTATGTGTGGGAAGCATTCAAAAAGCCTGTCATAGAATTCTGGCTCCGTGGCAACGACGTCACCGATTCTTCTTATCGCAACGCTATGCAATGGAATCCCCACTCTCGTATTGCTTTGCGTTAAAGCTGCCAGTTCATAATATTCACAAAACTCCGCATTGTGTTCTTCTGTAATAAATTTAAAAACATCATCAGTATTCCAGTCATAGATGATTTTGGCAAATTTAAGCGGAATACTTTGTTTAAGCCTGTACGGGTGATTAATGTAATTTTCGTGAAGTTTTTGCACGACAGAACGATAGCGAACCATTGATTCACTAGCCCTGACGCCAGTTATAAAAGCAACACTACCTTTTTTGTTGTTCATCGTATAAACGTCGGTTGGTTCAGGTAAAGACCGGGAATGGTCTAACCCAAAATGGGTTGCGTTAATTGCCCATGGTGGCATGTCTCTGATTAACCTGTTTTCTTTCAATCTTCTTTCACTCCATAAAAGAGTTGTTTCCCTCCTACCAAGAACCCAGATTTCCGCTGGGTACGGCAAGCAATACCACTCCATGTCTACCCATGGATAATTCCTTACTCTTTCTACATAACTAATCGTGGTTGGTGAAACCATTTCTTCGTCACGAAAAATTACTTTAACTGGACCCAAATTTCTTTCTTCATGAATTTCTTTAGCTAAATACAAAACAGCAGTGGAGTCCTTGCCCCCAGAAAACTGAACGCATACCGTATCAAAAGTGTCGTATACGTGTCTTATTCTGGCGCGTGCGGCATCTACGCAAGACATATTTAGAAACATGCGCTGCCTAGTCATGAAAAATTTATTTAATTTTTTCTCTAGACTTCACAATGTTCATCAATGAAATTTAATAACTTTTGTCCAGTAGTTGAACCATCGATGCTTGGGTTATTACGCAGCCAAGTTATAAACCTGTACCATTTTTTTTGCTGGTCTGAATTATCGAACACTAAAGGAACTTGTACCGCAGCACTTGGAGCAGCCCCAGGCATGGCCACAGTAGAACCACGAATTGCAATGTCTTCGTGATTCATCTGATTGTCGGCAACTATCCTCATTTCACCGTCTTCTGTTTTTTGAACCAAATTATCGATTTCTCGTGCGGTTTCTTGTTGTGCAACAGTAAATTCTTTTTTTGTTTCTATG